TGTCTCACGCCCTTCAGCCAGAGCAGCTGAAGGGGCTTGGCTATCTAGGCTCGCTCTACACGGATGAAGGCGCTTGGAAGCATGAGCATAAGAAATCGCAAACCATAAAGGCGGATGCATGACAAAGCTAGCACTCACACCAAGGTTCCTCACAGACAAGTACGGCGCGGCTGCTCGAACACTTAACGAACAGAAAGAACTTGGGCTCAACTGGAAAGAGATGGAAGAAGGATTCAAGAACGGAAAGCTTGAAGGCTTCAAGGATCATGGTTTAGTTGAATACAACGGCATGGAATACTTTATGTCAACCTATGACAAGCCCGAACCACAATGTGACGATGATGAGTGGGACGATTGATGAAAATCATCTCCACCGACTCCGTCCAACCCAAGGACCTATCACGCTGGGAACAGGACCAAGTCTACAACGGCCTTGACTGTTGCGTCACGGCTGAGGTCTTAGACGCCCTATTGCCTCAACTCGACAACCACACAGCTGCGACCTACAGCTTCTCCAAGGCCCTCCAAGGCCCGGCGCTGGAGATGCGCCTACGCGGCATTCTCGTAGACCAGAAACGGAAGAACGAAGTCATTGAGGAATTCCATGACAAGATCGATCAACTGGAACGAAATCTCGAACGGATCGTTTTCGAGGGAGTTGGACTTCCTAACTTTAACTGGCGATCCGGACCGGACTTACAGAACCTATTCTACAACAAGCTCCAGATACCTGTCATTAAGAAAGGGGGACGCCCCACTGTTAATCGTGAGGCCCTCGAAAAGATGGAAGCTTACACTATTGCGCGGCCTATTGTGGCTCATATCACAACCATGCGCGATCTTGGAAAGAAGATCGGAATGTTGCGGACTGATATTGATCCAGACGGTAGAATGCGAACCTCTTACAACATCGCAGGAACGAGCACTGGTAGATTCAGTTCATCATTCTCTGAATTCGGCACTGGAACAAATCTCCAAAACGTAGAAGAATCCCTTCGCTCCATCTTCATCGCCGATAAGGGAATGAAGATGGCTAAGTTTGACGCAAAATCAGGAGAGTCATATGTCGTTGGCGCAATCGAGTGGAACCAGTTCGGCGACAGCCGATACCTCGATGCTTGTGAATCAGGTGATCCCCATACTGCGACAGCTAGGATTTGCTGGCCTTCCCTTGGGTGGACCAACAATCTTGCTAGAGATAAACAAATCGCCGAACAGCCGTACTATAGGCATTATACGTATCGATTCATGTGCAAAAAGCTTGGACACGGAAGCAATTATGGAGGTCAACCTGCAACTCTCAGTGCCCAAGCAAAGTTACCCATCACCGTCGTCAACGACTTCCAACCCAAGTACTTCAAAGCCTATCGCGGCCCAACGCCGGAAGATCGGCGGCGAGTCGAGGTTGTCGTTATACGCGACGAAGCTATCGATCCAAGAGATGCACTTCCTTTGGCCGCTTCCGTTTGTCGGTCCCGCTGTAGTCTTTGAGTCCTGCGGGATTCTCTTTGCTCCAGTCACCACGGTTCCACCCTGTCTTGCAGTCGTAAGGAATAAGCAACGTTCGGCCGTTCTTTAGTTCGATTGGGACGCGTAAGGCTTGGAGCATGTAGGGGATGATTTCGTCTTCGATTTCTTCTGTGTACTGTACGGTTAGGGCGTCGTGGTCGTGCATGTAGAGGGTAACTCTGCGGTCGGACCAGATACGTAGCATCGCGGTGTTAACTATGTCGGCGAGACTACACTGAGGATCGAAGGCGATAGCTTCACGAAGAGTAGCGCTATCGTTGCGACGGCCAAAGAACCAACGCTTACGCCCAGTAAGACTGACCAAATGTCCAGCCGAGCGGAGGGAGTCGTCGACCCATTCTTGCCACTGGCGATGGGCCGGATAGGCTTTGAAGTACTTGGGTTGGAAGTC